AATTTACAAAAAAACGCCGACAAGGCGGTTTGATGAATGCATTAAAATCTGGTAAGTTATATGAAGAATATATCAAACACCCTACAGCACAATACAAAATGTCTTTTTCTGAGTATAAGAAAAAGAAAAACAGAAAGATGCTTTCTGATGGGCCTGACCTGGTTTCGACGGGGCAATAAGTAGGAAGATGGACGGTTCGACACAGAGAGTCGTTAAAAGTAAATCAAAGTAAACGCAAACGAAGAACGTTTCGCATTGGCTGCCTAAACACAGCCTAGGGTTTCGGTGGGTTTCCTCGTAACAGAATAACCCACCATTTTAAACACACTCACACACTAAGGAGATAAACATGAGTGAATCAGCGTTTGGTATTAGACTTGAACTTCTTAAAATGGCAAAAGAAATGCTTGAGCATGATTACTTTACCAGGAAAGAAGCGGAGAATCAATTGTGGCATTTTAAATGTGAAATGGCAAAGACGAAGGGTGAAGAGTTGCCTGTGTCGATGCATATTCCATACCCATCTACAGTAGATATTCTTGCGAAAGCAAAAGAGCTTAACCGCTTCATTAGCGACAGACAATAAGATATAAAGGTTTCGATGGGTTCCCTTAATAACCCATTACTAAAAAGGAGATCATTGATGCATTTTATGAAACTTGTTTTCATAGGCATTCTTGGATACTTTTTCGTGCAACACTTTCATATACTAGTCGATCAAAAATTTGAAGAGGTTAAGGAAGGTAAGCATCCGCCATATGTTACAATGGCTCAACGCGAAAAAGAACTTGACTGTCTAACGAAAAACATATATTATGAAGCAGGAACAGAACCTTTCGAAGGCAAAGTAGCTGTTGCTCAAGTAACCATCAATAGAACTAAATCGGGAAAATTTCCAAAAGATATTTGTGCAGTTGTATATGAACGAAATTTAGTGTACAATAACCTCATCTGCCAGTTTAGTTGGTATTGTGAAACACAAACAAAACTTAGACCAATTCACCACGCAACCTATAAAGAATCCGAGGCTGTGGCTAAAAAAGTATTACTTGAAGGATTCAAACTTGACATTATCAAAGAGGACACATTATACTATCATGCAGAATACGTCAACCCAAGATGGAAAAAACAACGAGTCGCCAAAATTGGAAAACACATCTTCTACAAAGGCTGATTGGCAAGAAAGACTTTTGATCTTTCGAGAAGGAATCAAACATTTCTTCGAACATAAATTAAAGCCTAGTACAGCAGAATCTATTGGATGGCTCGGTATTGTTCTACTACATGCCTCGCTTATTCCAACTTTTCTTGCTATAATGGCTGGTATAACAGACAAGACTCCTCCTATCGATCTTGTTTTGTTTATGTGGGGAGCTTTAGTTATGGGATTTATTCGTGCTGCTATTTTGAAAGACACAATTAACGTTCTTACAATTGGTGCAGGCTTTATTGTAAACTCAGTTTTTCTTGCTTTGATTCTATTTAAATGAGCCCATTTGAGCAAATTTTAGCCGATCTGAGAGCAGGAGCAATTTCTAAACCAACTGTCAGACCCAGAAAATGGAAATTTTCGGGTCGCAGAAAAAAAAGAGTATTGAAAAGATTTGTTTGGGATTCTTATGACTTTCCGGCTCCCATTTTGAGGAATAATATGGAAGATAATAGTATTTTTGTTGGTGCATCAGACTTTTCCGATTATGTTTTTAGTAAGATGATGAAGGAGCGTTATGACTCCGATTTGTCTACCATCAATGAAGAATTGAAGTTGCATGGTAATCGCAAAGTCTGGAACGAATATATGATGCAAGCATACATCGATTGTAAAATTCTTCAGATGAATGATACTTCAGGTATTATTCTGTTGGACAATTTGAACTTCATTCGATATGATGCATCATCGAATTCTATTGAAGTGAAAATTTATGGTGATGAAAAATTTGTTCAAGAAGAGACTGACGTTCTTCTAAACGAATTTGAGGAAGTGACATCATATATTGAATGGATTTATTCTCAGAATGGTGATAGCGTTAATGTTCCTCTGAACACTAATTTGCTTCCTTGTGATGAGATGTATCCTTTTCTAGGTACACCCCTATCAGATTACTATGATTCTTTCATGAAGTCCAACTCAAATGTTCTTCTTTTGATTGGACCTCCAGGAACAGGCAAGACAACTTTCATTCGAGGTCTCCTCTCACATACAGGATCATCAGCAATGGTGACATATGATGCTTCGATTCTGGAGAAAGATTTCGTATTCGCAAATTTCATTGAGCAGAATGTAAATCTACTTGTTCTTGAAGATTCAGATAATTTTCTGAAAGCAAGAAGTGAAGGTAATACAATGATGCATCGATTTCTAAATGTTGGTGATGGTCTAGTCACAACAAAAGGAAAGAAGTTGATTTTTTCAACAAATCTTCCTTCCGTTCGTGATGTTGATGAAGCACTGATTCGACCAGGTCGTTGTTTTGATATTCTGAAATTCGAAAAGTTGGATGACAACCAAGCTAAGACTTTGGCTGAAAAACAAGGTTTCGTATTGAATGAAGAAAAAGATTCTTGGACTCTCGCTGAAATTTTCGGCGACAAATCTAAGAATGAGTTAAAAACTAATCACAAAGTTGGTAGTAAAATCGGTTTCTTTTAAGGAGATATATTATGGCAGTGAAACAATTTAGTATTAATCAAATCTCTGCTGAGGCAGATCGCAAAAAACTTCTCGATGCAATTCGCGAATGTTCTAATTCAATGACACGAATCGAAGCTGAGAAGGATCTCATCAAAGAAGCGGTGAAGACTGTGTGCGAAGATTTGAAACTTCCAAAACGACTTGTAAATCGTTTGGTTAAAGTGTATCATAAACAGAACTATGATGAAGAAGTTGCAACTCATGAACAATTCGAACAACTCTACGAAACGATTGTAAAATAAATGCCTACAAAAGAAGAGATGCACAAGTTCTACGAAGAAATAGAGAAGATTATTTCTGGAACAGATTATAACTACATGGAAGCAATTTTAGAATATTGTAATCGAACAGGAATGGAAGTAGAGGTCGCATCAACACTTGTCAATAAAGATTTGAAGGCTAAAATCGAAATTGATGCACAAGCATTAAATTTACTTCCGAAAACTAGACGTTTACCAATATGACAGGCTATGAAGCGTTCAGCATTTACCATGTCTTGAAATTACATTTCACAACCAACTATGATTATTTCAAGTACAATGGTAAATGCAACATCACAATCGAGACATTCGAGAAAAGAAAAGACAAATATTACTTCTACAAACTATCACGAAAATATGATACTGAAGAGTATAAAGAATTTGTTATTTCAAATCTCTTGAATGATCCTGACTCCTGGGCTGGTAATCTACTGACAGATGAAGCAAGTGACATTCACATGAATAGAATGAAAAGAGTACAATCACTTTCCTACACATTTAAGAGTGATTGTCAGGAAATGATGAATTATGGTAGAATTAATGATTTATTGAGAGTTAATTCTGATTATCCTAAACTGTTTACACTTTCCAAACAGAGAGTTGTTTCTGATGAATCAATCATTATTTTGAATTCTCTTATGAACTTCTTGCCAAAATGGAAACAAAAAATTTCAGATAATATTGTTTGGCCTATTGCTTTTTCTAGATGGATGAGATATACTCCATTTGTAGCTTTTGATAAAGACAAATATAGAAAAATTGCCCTTGAGGTACTAGAATGATCACAAAAATTTATTTAGATATGGATGGTGTTTTGTGTGATTTTGAGAAGAGATATAAAAAACTATTCAATGAATCGCCGGAACATACAAGACGTAACAAAGATTGGTCTGAAAACTGGACCACTTTTATTGAGACCGAGCAGTTCAAAACCTTAGAGTGGTTTCCGGGAGGAAAAACTTTATTGGAAACTGTTCTTGATACAGGAATTGATGTTGAAATCCTATCATCATCTGGAGGAAAAAAATATCATTCCCAGGTTGAGAGTCATAAAAAGTTTTGGTTGATGAACAATGGTATTAGCTTCAAATCTAATATTGTTCCAGGTAGTGCGATCAAAGCAAAATATGCTAACTCAAGTGTTGTTTTAATTGATGACACAGACTATGTAATTGAAGCATTTAATAAAGCAGGTGGTTACGGTATTCTACATAAAGATGTGAAGGATACTGTAAAAAAACTAAATCACATCTTGCATGTTGCTAAATAATAGTATATCATGTTTATGTGGACAATTTAAATACAACGTTTATACTCCGTTATACGAAAGGAAATATCATGTCATTTGCAAATCTCAAACGCAATCGTTCTAGTCTCGATAAACTGACTAAAGCAATCGAGAGCACCACTCAAGCAGTCGAAGCCGGATCAAAAGATGATACTCGATTCTGGCAACC